ATTTTAAAGAGGCTATGATCCGCTTAGCCGATAGAAACGGTGTTATGTTAATGACCTTTACCTCTCTTATGGGATTTACCAAACTTGTAAATAAGGTTTGGCAATCAGAAGATGAAACAATTAAAAACTATATTTTAACTGCTGAAAAAAACCCTTATTTAACCGATTTAGCTAAAAAACAATTAAGAGCGTCAATCGATGAGGATGATTTAAAATCACGCTGGGAAGGTATGCCAGCCCTAAAGGAAGGATTGATCTACAAGCAATTTAAACAAGATGTACATTGTACTGAGCGTTTTAATTACCTAGACTTAATTATTAATAATCCTAAACGCTACAAACTAAGTGAGGGTATTGATCCCCACCTTCGAACCCCACATCATTATTTAATGTTTTTATACGACACACAAAACGACATAATTTATGTGGTTGAAGAGCTAAAAGCCCCGGAAGAATCATTATCAATAAGTGACTTTAGCCTATTAATTAAACATAATAGAGGTAAGACCGCTAAATATATTGAGTATACTCAGATCGATACCTCATCTAATACCCCTATTCCCACACAAAAAGTCCACAATGAAGAGGATCAAGAAGATCAATACACAATTAGAAGAGAGTTTTTAAAGGCTGGGATTGATACTGTACTAGTATCTAAGGATAACCAAGTAGGTATTAGCTCAGTTAAAGACCGATTATTTTATAGTGAGAAAATAACCCCTAAACTATTTGTTTTTAATGATCTTAAAGGCGTTATCTGGGAATTCCAGCGTTATTCTTGGGCTAAATACCAATCAACAACAATAGAAGAACGCAAAGAAATGATTAATGACGTTAATAAAAAAGACGATCACTTTATGGATATTATCAAATATGAAGCAATTAAACGCAAATTAGACCTAAAATTAATGGAAAATCACCAAGAAAAACCTATTTATAAAGTACCTATGGCCGGATATTAGCGAATTGTAGACTAAAATAAAATATATGATAAAATATTAATATAATGGACAAAAACTACGCTTACGACAAATCCTGCTTAAATCACTTCATAACATTAAAAAATACCTATAAAGTACAACGCCAAACCTGGGAAGAGAAATGGAACCGGGCGGAAGCTATTTATTTGAGTGAAAAAGATTTAATCAATAAAGTATATAACGGTAATGCTGATTTCCATATCCCGATAATCCACTGGAAAACTTTTGGTATTTATTCAAGGTTTGCGAGAGCAATATTTAGGAATTACCCTTTTTTCAGGATTGATGATCTACAGCATAACGCCGGAAATAAAACCGTAGTCGACTTCTGGAATAAATATATTCAAGATTATCAATTAAATAATATTGAGTTTCAAAAAAACTATAAAGAATGTTTACTCACTAAAAATATTTACGGTTCTTTTGTTGCTAAAATAACCCAAGAATTCCAGACAGAAGAATTTACATATTTAAAAGACGAAGAGCCGGAAGAAATAACGATAAAAGATGATACGTATTTTAGACCAATTTTATTAACTGAGTTTTACTCTGATGTTAATTTCCCCGATATAAATGAGAGTGACGCATGTATACATTCAACGGTTGTAACTTGGGAACAATTATATAACGATCGGGTAAGATACGAGAAAACGACCGAAGAAGTAACGGACGAAAACGGAATGCCTATAATAGCCAATGAAACCACAGAGAAAAAAGGGTTTTACGAAAATCTCAATTTATTACAATTAGACGGCGATAATATAACCCAAGAACAAGAAGAATATGCCCAATTTTTGAACCTATCTAATAACGCTAAAAAAGGATTTATTAAATCTCTACAAGATATTAAAAAGACTGGATACGTTCATTTAGACGAATGCTACGGTAAATATTATATCGATGGTAAATTAACAGAATGTATTGTCACTATCGCTGAAGGAAAGGTAATTATTAGAAAACAGGCAACCCCATTTTTACACCGTAGATATAAACGTCCGTTTATTGTTGGTAGATACAAAAAAATCCCTAAATGTTTATATGGCGTTTCAAATGTTATTTTGGCCGAAGGCCTAAACGCTGAATATCAAGCATCAAGACAACAAGCAAGCGATTCTAAGAGCAGATCAATCGCAAACATGTGGTATCAAGATATGTCGAAATCGGTATCCTTTGACGGTATCTGGTCACCAAATAAAGTAATTAAGGGTAATGGTCAAAATGGATTAACGCCGTTAATTAACCCATATTTGGGCAACATTACAAATGCAGATACGCAGTTATTACAAAGAGATTTAGATCAATTATTCAATCTTTCACCAGTCCAAGAGGGTACAAGTGATAATAGATTGATACCAGGTACGGCTACCGGAACGCAAAGGCTAATTGCCGAAAACGATATACCGTTAAACGAACTTATCCAGCAATCAGTTGAAGAAGAAATAAAGCCGTTTTTGGAGATGTTAATCGAGCGTAATTTTGTCTATAAAGATATTGATGACCTAAAAGCAGTATTTGATGAAAAGGAAATGGCTAAATATCAGAAGATATGGGATTCATTAGATAAAAAAGGCCTAATATTTACCCCAAATATTAAAATACTTGGTAATTACGAACTATCCAACGAGGCCTCTCAACAAACTGGCTATATGGCTCTATTAAATGTATCGCAACAAGTTCCGGTATTGGCGAAAATGCTTAAATGGACTGAAATGGCCGATAGATTAGCCAAAAGCTTCGGCATTAAAGACGATGCCTGGGATTTATTTTACGATATGGAATCAGTAATTGAAGAAGAACAATTAATGCAACAGCAAAAAAATGAGCAATCAAAAGCGCAGTTAGCAATGGCGGAAAAAGCGAAGCAAGAGCAGATACAATCTTATGATACTAAAAAAGCTATAGATACTAACGCTAAGGTACAAGAAATGATTGCGGAAGCTAGAATTGAACAACATACAGGGCAAAAGGTGCAATAATGGTAGATAGTAATGAAGTTCTAAAATATAACAATGTAATGACCGGAACAACTCAGGACGTAATCATTTTTTTACAAAATGAGATTAGGGCTATAAGTGAAAATATCGAATTGGAACTAGACAAAGATTTAATTTGTGAATCATTACTAAATAAAAGGAAAATTTATAAAGAACTAATAAATTTAATAAAACTAAAATTTGAAAAAGGGAGTAATTAAATGGTAAATAAAATAGTAAATAAAATTGATGAAGAAACAAAAATTGATATAGCTGAAGAAGTAAGTCCCAAAAGGAGTATGAATAAAACAAAAGTAATTGATAATACAAAAAATACAGCAGAAGATTTTCCGTTTGATAAATACTTTGAAAAAATATCTGATTTGATAATTGAAAGAGATTTAGTTAATCCAAATAAGATTACTAAAACGCCTATAGAAAGAGATATTTTAAAGCCGGAATATCAAAAATACTTTCTTCAAAAATGTAAAATAAGAGCCGCTAAAGATTTTAACGTTACTATCGAACACCTAGCGGAAGTATATAAATTACTTAATGGCAAAAAGATTGACGGTATATATGTTAATGATCTTATTGATAGGTTTGGCTTTAGCGACGGAACACAAACCAGCAGAGCAGATTTAAAAGTTAAATATAAATTATCATCTATCCAGCACATAGAAGAGGCTATCAATAACCTTAAAATTATTGTTAAGCATAAAGATGTTGTGGGTGCCTACAAAGTTTATATGAACAAATATTTAATTGATAAAGAGAAAACAGAGTTCGAAAAAGAAGTAAATATTTAATTTAAATAAATTTAAAATAAAGAGGTAAATATGACACAAGAAGACTATGACAAAATGAGCTTAGAAGAGCTTGAAAAAGTTATTGGTATTAATGAAGTGGAAGCAACACCAGAGCCATTAAAAGAAGAAATACCAGCAACAGAAGAAGTTAAAGAAGAAGTTGCTAAAGAAGAAGTAACCGAAGAAAAGCAAGAAGAAGAAATTGAAGACCCATTACTAAAACCTTTTAAAGGTAAAACTAAAAAAGAATTAATTGATATTGTTAAAAATAATAATGAGTATGTGTCTAAAGTTCAAAATGACATCTACTCGCTTAAAAAAGAATTAGAAGAACTAAGAACAAAACAAGTAAAAACTTTTACAGACGAAATAAAAGATAAATATTCTGAAGAAGATTTACAGGTTATTGAAAAAATAATTGAGAACAAATTAAAGCAAAATGAGGATTTAGCTAGAAGTCAAAAGCAAATAGAACGAGATCGTAACCGTCAAGAGAATGAGAATTTCTACGAAGAATTAAGAAAAAAGGATTTAGATTTTGTTCAAAATTATGAACAAGATTTAATTGCTGAAATAAAAATTAATCCCGAAAAAACCCTTGATAGTAAAAATTGGGTTCTAGCTAAATATTTAGAACTGAAAAACGCAAATAAAAATGTAAATAATAACTTAAATAATACAGTAAATAAAAAAGATAATACGCAAAAATTACAAGCAAAAACTATTGTAAGCTCTGTTCCACCTACTTTATCGGTCAATAAAAGTGTAGTTGAAATGACACCCGATGAATACTTGGAATGGGCAAGCAAAAATCCAGAAAAAGCCGTTCAGGCTTATAACACATAAAACAGGAGTTGAACCAAAATGACAGATCAACAGTCAAGTCATGCCGCTAATACGGCCATTGTTGGAACGTATTATTCAAAACGTTTCTTCAAAGAATTTGAACCACAAACATTTTATTATTCATTAGCCCCAGTTATGGCAGACATGCCAAACTACCAAGGGAAAACGATTAATTTCGATTTCTTCAAAAAAATCCCATATCTTGCTGGCGATGATAGCGATCAGTTCACCGCACAACAGCTTTACCAATCAGCTAGCGTTGTAACCGCAACTTTGCACGAAAGAGATGGTTACGTACAACTTAGCCGATACCTAGCTATTACTGCTCGCAATAACATTATGGAAAGAGCCTACGAAAATATTAAACAGGCCGCAGTTAAAACCCTTGATGTTATGATCCGTAATGATATTGGTATGATGGTTGCAGACGTTGCTAATGCAAGCTCATTGGATTTTGCTAATATGGCAATCGATGGCGGAACATTGCATTCAACCGGTATTACCGCAAGGGTCTGGTCACATGATGGAACGGCCGCAAATGACAGATTTTCAATGTACCACGATAAAAAACGTATTGCACAATCGGCGTTAGTAAGCTCTTTCGCTAAATCTGGTTTGACCGTTAGAAGCATTATGCATGGCGTTTCAGTTCTGGAAGGAAAAGACGTTCCGCCTGTTAATGGGACTGGTAAATATATCCTTATTACCCACCCAACTGCGGCCTATAATGTAACCACAGCGGCCGGAGGACTAAAAGGCTGGATTTCCCCAACATCATCTGAGCCAATGAGAAAAACACCTTCTCAACTAGGTATTGTTGGCGGAGCTCAGGTTTATACCACAACCTTAGCTTATAGATTCCCTCTATCTGGAGATACTTTAAGCACTGCGTCCGGAGTGTTATTTTGTTCTTTGTTATTTGGACAAGACGCTTATGGTTGCGTTAATATCTCTGAGTATGGTTCTAAAGGATTTAAACTATTCCTTAAAGAATCAGGCCCACAGTCAACTAATGACCCAACAAATAAAAAGAAACAAGCGGCGTTTAGCATTACAAACGTTGGTAAAATTCTTAATAAATCAGCTGGGCTTTGGTTGTTATCTACCGAACAAGTATAGAAATAGTTTTGAAACCCCTACCCCCTCGGGTTATAATAGAGGGGGAAATTTAATTTTTAAAAAAGTAAAGAAAAATGGAAAATAA